GTCACCAGCAGGACCTTTATATCCTGCTTCTTTTCTTCCCCCGTCGTTAAAAATAAAATTCATGTTAATTTCCTTTTTGTGTTAAATTGTACTACACAATCAGTATATCACATATTTCAGGGAAAAGAACCCCCTTTTTGAAAATTTTTTCAGCTTTTTTGCAGTTTGTCATATAGTGACAAAAGGTGATCTACTTCTTGTTTTGAACGGACCACCAGATAGTCGAACCCTAAAGCTTTAAGGCTCTTTTCCCACCATTTTTGTAAGGGGCTTAGTTTGCCCTTAGCTGTTTTGGTTTCAATGAACACAATGATGCGGACTGGCAATAGAACCATACGATCTGGAATGCCTACAATTCCTAAAAGTTTGATGCCCATGCCATTCCTTTTCTTAACCTCTTGAACAAGGTATTGCTCAATGGTTTTTTCACGCATTATTTTTTGTACCTTGGTGCTTCTTCTCCTTCAGCTGCCAAAGGAAGACCTTCAGCCCAATCAGGTAATCTACAAAGCTGATCCATATAATCGCCAATCGATCCAATACCGTTTTCAACGATCGACACAGCTTCATCGTGGCAATGAAGAACTACTGGGTAACCATTGTTTTCAGATACAAGCATACCATTGCAAAGAAGATCCCGGGCAACCGCTTGGCAGATGTTTTGGGTAATCAATCCACCATAAAGTCCTTCAGCAACAGCTTTGCCGTTAAAGAAGCCAGTGAATTCAACCTTTGGAGTTCCCCAATCGGATTGGATAATTCTGGGCTCGTAAAAGCTTAATGAACGCCCAGAAGGAAGATCGATTTTTAGGAAATCTTTTTCAATCCTGAAGACGCATTTGCCTGCTTTAATAGCTTGGCCAGTAGATACAGCTTTAATCGCAGCAAGGTCGACACGCTTCCAATAATGCGCAATCTTAGGTACTGACTCGCGGTACAAATCGATGATTCGTGTGGCTTCAGATGCCGGAATGATAACACCAAAATCTTTACAACGATCACGGAATCGTTTTGGACCCATGGAATACCCAGCGCCGAGAATAACTTGCTTACCAAAAAATCGTTTATGAGTATCAACCTCTTCGATAGTGCAGCCATAAATTGAGGCTGCCATCTTTTTATAAACATCTTCACCTTCTATATATGCTTCCAATAAGAATGTTTCTTCGGCAAGCCATGCTAATACACGAGCTTCAATGCTTGAATAGTCTGCAATCAAAAACTTATTTCCTTGGGGGGCTTTAATAAACCCACGCATACATTTACTGATTGCAGTCAATGGTCGTGGAAACTCTTTTAAGAATGTTTCGGCGTCAGCTGTATCTATGATATGCAGAACTTTTTCTTGCATAGCATCCGAATCAGCTTTACCGAAGTTTTGAACTTGAACACCTTTAGCCCCGTATCGGCCAGTTGTGGCTGAATGGTATAAGAATGAACCTTTGATCGTGCCATCAGAGCAAACAAGCTCAAGCATCTTTTTGTTTTTCTTGGTACCAACACGAGATGATTCATATCGGAGTTCCAAGAATTCTTTTACTATTGGATCAAGATCAGGAAGTAGCATAGCATCTTCAACTGTCTTTGCTTGGAGATTGTCTAAGACTAATCCATGCTGACCAAGCCATTCAATAACTTTGTCGCGTTGTGTTGCACGTACACCAGCTACTTTAAGACTTTCATTTTCGAAATGCGATTCCAGATCAGCAATGATTTTAGCTGACTTATGTAATAAAGGCACATCGACTGGAATACCACGATCATTAACAATCAAATCGTGTAAGAATATTTGTCGCTCCCAAGTAATCAATTCTGGAAGTTTTGTATCAAGCTCACGCGTTACATCAACGTCGTCGCCACAGTATTGTTTAAAGGCAATGTAATCGTCTCTATGTTCTTTAATGTCACGTCTACCTGCTTTAGAAGGCTTACAGTATTTAGTAATCAAAGCTGAACCAGCTTTATTCTTTTGTTTCATTAGCTTTAAAGCTATAGCCATATCTTCTAATGAACCAGGTAATCCAAGTGCACGTCCCCGCGCTGCAGTACAGTTCCATTGCTTATCTTGAACAATAGGCCAAGATAATTTAGGCCCGACATGATTCCATATCAATCTTTCAAATGGAGCATTGTGGGCAACAATAGTTGCTCCGTTTTCAATTGCATTAAATAATGATTCAAGAAGTGGATCAGACGGCTCAACTACTTGAACCGCCTGATCACTTATAGCAAAACCTACAAGCAGAATCTCAGTAGAAGGATCTTCAGCATATCGGTATGCTCCGACAGACTTTAGATCTTTCTCTGAGTATGTTTCAAAGTCAAGATAAACTCTCACCGAAGCTTCACCGATTTAACGTTATCAACAAAAACAATCTCGACCTTGCCGTTGTTTAACATCGTCTTCAAAGCTACTGAAAATCCAGCGCTTGTATCTGATGCTTCATACGAAGGGTCAACACGAAAGAGATGCCATAAGCGTTGGCGGCTCATAGTATTACCTTCAGCTTTTTTAAGTTGTTTCACGATCCATGTAGCAAAATGCTTCTGGCGAGACTTATCCATCTTTTATTCCTCTGCGAAATCCTCTTCAGCTGACTTACGTCCGCCCATTTTCGGGGCAGAGTTGTCAAGAAGTTGGACATTGTTTAAGTAAATAGTTACGCCTTTTTTGGCAGCAACGTCATAGCCAACAAAGCCTAAGCTCAATCGACCTTTGCAACCACTCCAAACTGCACTATTTTCTAGGATTGGTTCACGATCAGCATCAACAAGGCCGGGTTTTTCCTTGTTTTTTGCTTCAATGTAAAAGTATCCAGGATAAACAGGATTGTCGTCGCTATTAGTTTCTACGTCACCATCTTTGATTGGGGAGTAGTATTTAGCTGGGACTTTATCGGCAAAGCGTTTTTCAAGTGCATCTTTAATACATGACTTCATCGACTCGATTTTTTCTTTCACCTTAGGATCTTTTTTGTCCATCAGCAAAGTGATCGTGTACATTGGATCTTTTTCTGGGTTGTTCTTGTCTACTTTTGGTCTGTCAAGAAATACCCATTGGAAAGTCCCAACTGGACTAATCATGTTTGTTTTCAAAACGCGTGCTTCAGTTTTAGCTGTATTCATATCAATAACTCCATTCAATTTTCAAATTTCCTAGGCTTTTGGAACAAGCTTCGGGTTTCCAGTTGTACTGCCCACTTCGCTTGCAAGCAAGCTAGTGAACTCGGACTTGCCTAATAGCTTTTCCATCTGAGCTACAGATAGCAAACTACGTGGCAAGTATTTGTCCTGATCAACACCTTTGCTTTCGAGTAACTCAATCACTTGGTGTTCATCAGTCCAAACTCGGGATGGACGGGTAGTACCTACTTCAAAGCCTGGTACTTCCGTGCCTGCTTGAGCAATACTCAATGCATATTCTTCTACCGAACTGATCCATGCTTTCAGTTCTGGTATTGCCTTTAGTACTGTAGCTAATTGCTCTACAGTTAAATTCTTTGGCTCAATATTTCTCATGCTTCCCCCAAGAAGTCATTACGAAGATTCAGTTCTATCTTTTCTAAAGCATAGTCCGCACGTACTTCGCATAGTGCTTCTGCTTTACACCATTTGCAATGGTCTCCAGCTTTGCGTGGACCTCCGATAAGGTTAGTCACAATAGCTGTTGTTGCGCGTTCTTCAAAAGCATTAAGATCTTTATCGCTTACTAACCATTCACGTACTGGACCATCACGATGTACTCCTCCTGGTTGAATGATCACCAAACGGTATGAACTTTTCTTGCCCAAGTGTTTACGTGCTGCAATAGCGTATGTCAGAAGTTGGGTGTTACCAACTACTTCTACCGGCCAATTGCCTGTTTTAAGATCCCCAACTAAGATCTCTTTTGGATCAACACCTAACACATCCAAAGTGCCACCTGATACGTGGAGCCAAGGCATATAGGTTTCTGGGAAGAACTGAACCTTTGGATGGGTTGCTTTATAAGCGTTCACATAGTCTAGTACATAGCCAACCCAGTCGATAAGCTCTACATCGTTTGAGAGTTCTTCTGGATGCTTACCTTGAAGCATACATTGTTCCATGAGGTCATGTGCAGCAGTTCCACGTTGTGCTGCTTTGCCAGATGGTGTTGATGGTAGGTCTTTGGTTGCATGATAGTATCCTTCGCACTTCAACCATTTGTCACTGGATGAAGGAGGGAATACAGCATGCTCAGGCCTATTCTGTTCGAGTAGTTTGAACATCTTAGGGTAGTTCACTTTACGTGGCATTTGGGATTCTCCTTTTTGAATTCACAAATGAAGTATACCACAGTTTTTTCGAAGTACACAAAAAAATAAAAATATTTTTACTGCAGGGAAATTAGGTGTACAATAACAAGGATGTAAAACAATGTCTACAAACGGCGAAAAAGCCCATAAGTTTGGCGTTTATGGGCTTTTTCTATCTCAACTTACCGGTGAAAGAAAGTACTAAGACCTATGAATTATACACCAGGAAAGGTTGCTTTAGACGAAGCAATTTTGAAACAATCAAGGTGGATTCCTTGGTTCCTTGAAGGGGACAAGAAAAAACCTGCTGTTGAATGGAGTGATTACAACAACCGTAAGCCCTATTCGGCAATTGAAGGCAACGTAGGCATTGTTTTTGATAAGCAGGTAGATCTATTAGTCGGCTTAGACCTTGATGATTGCATAGATGATCAAGGAAAGTATAACGACCAAGCTGCCAGAGCTATGGAACTGTTCCAAGGCAAAGCATACATCGAACGAAGTGTAAGGGGGCATGGCTTACACTTCATTTTTTATGCAGACTTAGGGATTAGCTTCAATGCCAAACCCATTGAATACTACGAACAAGGCAGGTATTTCACCGTAAGTGGCGATGTGGTTCCCGGATCCGTGTCAACGCCCCAATACTGCCAAAAAGAGATTAAGCAATTCCTTCAGGAATATGCCCCTCATAAACTGAACCCAAAGATTAAAGAAGCAGCTTCAGATATTGGATTGGTTTCTTCAGCTAAGGTCAGGGAAGCTTTGGCTAAAATTAGCCCAGACTGCAACCGGGGGGATTGGTTTACAGCAGCTTGCGCCTTACACTATGAATTTGAAGGCGATGAAAAAGGGTTCGAACTTTTCCATGAATGGTCCTCCAAAGCTGATAACAAATACAAGGGAGAAGAAGATTGCAGGAAAGTCTGGGAAAGCTTAGGCGGCTATAGCGGTTCACCCATTACTATAGGTAGTTTATTTGAGTTAGCCAAAGGTACTGAGTTTAGCCCAGTTTATGAGGATTCTATAAAGTCTTCAGACAACGGTGTTGAAATTCATGCTAAAGACGAAGAAAAGAAACGCTGGCTAACCACCCGAGACTTAGATAGCAAGCTTGGCCCGATCGAATGGCTTATAGATAACTACTTCGAAGCTAATACCATTTCTATCATTTGGGGTGACACGATGGCTTTTAAGTCATTCTTAGCCTTGGAAGTGTGCTTTTGCGTTGCTGCAGGATTAGATTGGCATGGTCAAGAGGTTAAACAAGGATCAGTGCTATATGTCTGCGGCGAAGGCGCTAATGGTATTGCTAGGCGTATTACGGGTCTTAGACAGAAGTACAACGTATGGAATGAAATACCGCTTTATGTTTCCTCAGGTAGTAGGGACATGATGGAGCGGGATGCAATGAAAGAAGTAATAAGCTTCGGTAAAAGCTTAGGCACCCAAATCAACTTAGTGATGGTGGATACGGTAAACAGGAACTTCAGTGGGGAGGAGAACTCATCCAAGGACGTGGCTAAAGCTTATAAGCACTTGGACATGATCAAAGAAGCTTTCGATTGTTCTTTAGCTATGGTGCATCATACAGGAAAGTCCGGAACGATCATACGTGGTTCAGCAGCCTGGGTTCAGAACGTCGATGCATCTTACGAAATGAAAAGATCAGCAAAGACCTTTTACACTACCCTCATACCGCATAAGATGAAAGATGCTGCTTTAGGCGAAGAAATGAACTTCGAAATGAAAGAGGTTATTCTGAAGCGGAAAGGACACGAAAAGGACACGTTGTTGACCACGTTAATCAGTGAAAAGATTGAAGAAATTCCAGTGGAAAGGACACGTAGAAAAGAAGGGGGAATAACAGTGACTATCCTCAAATGCTTAGAGGAAAAAGGCGTAGCCACTAAGCTAAAAGATATTGAAGATTATGCGTTTGAAAACGGCCAAGCCATTGATTCTATTAAGACTTCTCTTTTACGGATGGTGAAATCAGGTGAAGTGGTTAGAGTGAAACCAGGTGTTTATGAACTGCCACCACTTACAAAATAATGGAAAAGAACACGAAAAAGGACACGGTCGATTTACGTGTCCTTTTACCGTGTCCTCCCTATACAAAACACGTGAGGACACGCTGCTGTGTATATCTTATATACACAGCGTGTCTCTCTACGTGTCTAGGGCTTAATGGATGTTGAATTTTTTAAAAGGAATAAAAATAAGCAGATGTGGTAATATCCAGCCAATCGGTCTTGGTTATCCTTTATCCAAGACGCTGGATAAACGTAACCAGCACTAAAAAGGAGAATGGATGAGTAAGAGATTTACTGATCCTGTTTTTGAGGATATTTGTGTAAACTTCTGGCGATATGTCAAAGCGCACAGGTTTCTTAGTCCCCATATGCCTTCTGCATCTTCTTTTGTCCTTGAAGTTGGTTCAGGAAATGCAGATGTGGACTATCCACTTAGTCCTTACTTTCCTGCTTTAATGATAGCAATAGAAAGCTTAGCCGAAGATGAACAAATAGCCTTTTATGCTGTATATATTTGTTCAGCTTATAGAAAAGGCAAAAAAGTTCCTGTAAAAACTATAGCTAATGAAATGGGAATCAACAAAGCTAATTTTTACAAAAAAGCTAATAACTCTGCTAAAAAGGTTTGGATTCGAGCTTTGAATTTAGCCGAACTTCATCGTAAACATAATAAGGCAAAAGATGATGTTATCGTCGATTAAAAAGTATCCTATAATGGGATACGATTTAGAAGGATACTTTTTTAATGAAAAGATGTACATTTCTGATAACGTGGGACTTACCCTGAACAGCTATGGGTCGTAAATCTCCTTTAACCGAACACCAATGGGCGGAAATCGAAGAACGATTGCTTGCAGGTGAGTCCCAAAATCAAATTTCTAAAGATTACAACGTTTCCCAACGTGCTATTTCTAAGAAATTAAGTTCTAAGGTGAAAATCGTAGAACAAGTGGCTATGCAAATGGTAGAAGCTAAAAAAGCTTTCGATGTTTTACCGGTAAGTTCTAGAGTGAATGCTCAGACATTGATTGACCGGTTATTAAACATTTCGGACCATATTGCAAGTGCTGCAGAGTATTCTGCACGAAATGCCCATAAGCTTTCCCGACTTGCAACGGACCATTTAGAATCCATTGACAGCGATTCCTTACTAAAGGATCCGAACACTTTGCGTGTGGTCACTGGGCTTACTAACATGGCGAACGAAGCTTCAAAAATCCCATTGGGGTTAATGAGCGCAAGTAAAGAACAAATGCAACGGATCAACGAACCCGAAGCAGAACAAATAAAGACGCTCGATGAGTTCTACGGCAATAGCCCAACTAGCTCCGACGCTTAATCCTGTTCTTAAGGATTTCTGGCTTACCCCTGCTCGTAACAGGGTTTTGCATGGTGGACGATCCAGCTCTAAATCTTGGGATGCTGCAGGGTTTGCAATCTTCCTTGCTAATTCATTAAAAATTAGGGTACTTTGTACGCGTCAATTCCAAAGCAAAATTGAGGAATCTGTATATACTTTGCTGAAAGTTCAGATAGCTCGCTTTGGCCTATCTCACAGGTTTAAAATCTTAGAAAATAAAATCATTAACCGTTATACAGGTAGTGAATTTATTTTCTACGGTTTATGGCGTTCCATAGATGAGATTAAATCTTTGGAAGGCGTGGATATACATTGGGCGGAAGAAGCTCATTTGCTTACGGAAGAACAATGGGAAATTTTGAACCCAACGATTCGTAAGCAAGGATCACAACATTGGATCATTTTTAATCCACGCTTAGCTACAGACTATGTTTACAAACGCTTCGTGACTAATCCGCCACCGAATACAATCATTCGGCAGATTAACTACATGGAGAATCCTTTTCTCAGTCAAACAATGCTTGACGAGATTGAGGCAGCTAAAGCAGAAGATTACGAGAATTACCTGCATGTATATGAAGGCAATCCTAAAAGCGATGACGAAGAATCTGTTATTAAGCGCTCTCATGTCATGGCTGCTATTGATGGCCACAATGCTCTTGGTATCACTCCCACTGGCATACGACGCATTGGTTTCGACGTTGCTGACGCAGGTGAAGATTACTGTGCGATGGTGGAATCC